GTAATCTTTAATATGGTAGATAAAAATGGAAATAGAACAGCTAGACTTCCTAACCCAGTTCAATATATATTAAAGCTCGATCCGGGTTCGGCGGGTGAGAAACTAGCAAAAAGTAAATTTGTTTTTAAAGCAAAAGGTGGTACAGTGGATCTTAGAAAGGCAGGCTAATGGCAATAGAACCTAGACAAATAGCAGGAATGGTAGAAGGCTCGATGGGACCGGGTGGTCAAATGATGCCTGAAGAAGACAGTCTTCAAATTGAATTACCAGAAACTATAAATGATCTACCTGAAGGAATTGAATTAATAGATGAAGAGGCAATAGAGGTTGAAGCAGAAGAATATAGACATGATGCCAATCTTGCAGAGATTCTTGACGATGACGTTTTGGGAGACTTATCATCAGATATTCGAGCCAAATTCCGTGAAGATGTTGAATCAAGGGAAGATTGGGAAGAAGCCATTGCCAAGGGACTAGGGTTACTGGGCATTAATTATGAAGACCGAAGTGAACCTTTCTTGGGGGCGAGTGGTGTAACTCACCCGTTACTTTCTGAAGCTGTTACACAGTTTCAAGCTCAAGCCTACAAAGAAATGTTACCAAGTGGTGGCCCAGTAAAAGCTCAAATACTAGGAACACCGACAAAAGAAACAGAAGCACAAGCTCAACGTGTAGAAGATTTCATGAATTATCAAATTACTGAAATCATGGAAGAGTATGATCAAGACACGGATCAAATGTTGTTTTATTTGCCATTAACTGGTTCTACATTTAAAAAGATTTATTTTGATGAAACCAAGCAAAGAGCCGTTTCCAAGTTCGTACCAGCAGAGGATATGGTTGTTCCATATTCAGCTAGTGAGTTAAGAACAGCGGAGAGGGTTACACATGTAGTGAGAATGACGTATAATGATATTCGTAAACTACAAGTAGCAGGAGTATACAGAGATGTCGAATTATCTGAAACAGGTGATGGTGCAGACGAAGGAGCTATCCAAGAACGTACTGATGAGTTGTTGGGACTACGCCCGAATTACTCTGACGATGTGTATACCTTATTGGAATGCCACATTGACTTGGACTTGGAGGGTTTTGAAGACAAGGATATGGAGGGGAATCCTTCGGGCATTATGCTTCCTTATATTGTTACCCTTGATCAGAATTCTGGAAAAGTGTTATCGATTTCTAGAAATTTTAGAGAACAAGACCCATTAAAAAGGAAAAGACAATATTTCGCTCATTTCAAGTTTTTACCAGGATTTGGCTTTTACGGCTTCGGTTTATTGCACACAATCGGAGGTCTTTCTCGTGCTGCGACTTCTATATTAAGGCAGTTAATTGATGCGGGTACGCTCTCTAATCTTCCAGCTGGGTTTAAGGCTCGTGGTGTTCGCATTCGTAATGATGATGAGCCTCTTAATCCTGGGGAGTTTAGGGACATCGATGTCCCAGGGGGAGATCTTAAAAACTCCATCATCCCACTGCCATATAAAGAACCCTCAGCTACATTAGCACAACTTTTAGGGGTAGTTGTTGACTCTGGAAGGCGTTTTGCACAGGTTGCAGACGCAAAAATAGCCGATGCAAACTCTCAAGCACCTGTTGGAACGACTGTAGCGTTGATTGAACAAGGCTCAAAGATCATTTCGAGCATACATAAGCGTCTACATTACGCTCAAAAGCAAGAATTTCGCATGTTAGCCGAGATTTTTAGCGAAAATCCAGTTCCATACCCTTATTTTGTTGGAAATGTGCCTCCAGAGACGATGCAAGCTGATTTTGATGGTCGTGTGGACATACTTCCAGTGTCAGATCCGAACATTTTCTCTATGGCACAGCGATTATCGCTTGCTCAAACACAATTACAGCTTGCTCAAGCGGCTCCAGAGATACATAATGTGCATGAAGCATACAGAAGAATGTATGATGCGTTGGATATTAAGAATATTGACGCTATTTTACCTGCTCCTCAACAGCCACAGCCTGTAGATCCAGCAACCGAGAACGGAAATGCTATGAAAGGTATGCCATTACAAGCATTTCCAGAGCAAGATCACGAAGCACATGTTAGAGCACACGTTGTATTACTATCTAGTCAAACATCACAAGCTAATCCACAAGGATATATTATGCTGCAAGCTCATGTACAAGAGCATGTGGGTATGATGGCAAGAGATCAAGTTACAACTTTCTTCCAAAAATCAATGGAAGCTGCTCAAGCAGCTGGGCAACCAGTTCCTCAAATTGATCCAGCAGCCGTTGAAGCGGCAATCGCTCAACAAGTAGGCGAGATTCTAAATGAGATAATGCCAGCGTTACAACCACCAACACCTGAAGATCCGTTGGTTGAAATTAGAAAGAAAGAACTTGAAAACGATACTGCCGAGCTACAAAGAAAAACCATGAATGATCAAATGGATTTTCAGATTGATCAAGCTAAATTACAACAAGCTTATGAATTAGCTCAACAGCGACAAAAGATTCAAGAGAGTATTGCTGATGATCGAAATGATGTAAATATTTACAGAATAAACATGGCAGCTAACAAAGCTAAATAATCTGTGATATAATTATGTCATGGATCCAGTAACTATATCATTAGCAGTAGGCGTAGCCTCAAAAGCGTTTTCTGCCATTAAAAAAGGTTTTGAGGTTGGTCGTGACATTGAACAAATGTCGGGGGACATTGGTCGATGGATGGGTGCCGTAAGTGACGTTGATAATGCAGAAAAGCAAGCTAAAAATCCTCCCTTGTTTGGTAAGTTGTTTAAAGCTGGTTCTATCGAAGAGGCAGCAATGGCTGCGTATGCAGCAAAGAAGAAACTTGAGGAACAAAGGTACGAACTCAAGATGTTTTTAAACATGACCCACGGACCAGGGGCCTATGACGAACTCCTTAAGATGGAGGGTCAGATAAGGAAACAGCGTCAAGAGACAATTTACAAACAACAACAAATGAGAAGACAGTTAGGTGAAGCTTTGGCATGGCTTTTTCTAGCTATGATCATAGGTGGATTACTATTGTTACTGGCAAGTGCTTTTTCAAGTAAAGCTCATGGTAAAGATTACACAAGAAACCAAAAAATAAACAATGGAACAACAGCTGTTCCTAAAATGACGACATGTCGTTTGAAAAAACAAAAAGTTTTTAAGGATAAAATGGCGTGTATTTATGTTGGTGCTCAAAAGACATACGAGCTAGAATTTACAGATATACATGTAGGGTGTCCACGCAACTATCAATGCGTTTTTAATCCTAATGGTCAAGAGCCATCAATAGATAAAGTGATGGAAAGTTTACGAAGCATAGCTAAATAAGAAGATACTATTTACATTGTGGCTATTTATTTTATAATAGGGTATTATTTAGATACTAGGATTTATTGATGGTTTCAGTTGAACAATTTCTTCGTTGGAAGATATTACCGAGATGTATGATGCTTGCTAGTACAGTTATGTCTTGGAGATGTGCTGAATGGTTCATGGATCTAGATGCACCAACTGCTGCACAGTCAGCCTTTGTGTCTGTGGTTATGGGTGTAATGACGGGTGTTTTTGGTATTTGGATGGGACACGAACATAAGGAACACAAATAATGTTAACAGCATTAATTGGACCAGTAAGTAATTTACTTGGTAAGTTTATAGAAGACAAAGACATGAAGAATAAGTTGGCACATGAAGTGGCAACTATGGCTGAGAATCATGCACAAGAACTAGCCAAGGGTCAACTAGAGATAAATAAAGCAGAAGCAGGTCATAAATCTATATTTGTGGCAGGATGGCGACCATTTATTGGTTGGACATGTGGAATTGCATTGTGTTGGCATTTTGTGCTTGCACCTGTTACAATATTTGTATGTGCGTATTTGAACGTGGCTATTCCAGAACTACCGACTTTTGATATGGGTAGTTTGATGACTGTGTTGATGGGGATGCTCGGACTTGGCGGTTTGAGATCATTCGAAAAGTATAAAGGACTAACGAAATAATGACTTCACCTCGTCTAATATTTAATGATTTTTTTAGAAACCCTTTTGGTGGTGAAATGAAATCTATTGGTGGTATGAGTGGTGAAGGTGGTGTATTAGAGAACATACAACAACAAGTAGCAGATAATGGTGAGGCGTTACAAGCACTACAAGGTGGTATAGGTGGATTACCGAATACTCCTTTTCAACC